AAGGCCGTCGCGAAACGCAAAGACGTCGACGAGACGCGCCTGCACCGCGCCGTGTGTGCGGGCCAGGTGTCACTCGGCGCCGCGCAGCGCGAGATGGTCCGCTGGCGGCCGCGATGATCGCCCTGTTCTTGTTGACCGCCGCGCTGACGGTGTCGGTGTCGCCGCGTATCGCGTTTGCGCCGGCGACAGTGCGCGCGCGCGTGTCGCTGGACGCCGGCGCCGCCGCGCGGCGGCTCCTCGTCGCGCTCGAGTCGGCCGACTTCAGTCAGACGACGGAACTGCCGGTGCCGGGCCCCGGCCGACACACGTATTGGATCGCGCCGTGGGTGCGCGTGCCCGCAGGCGATTACGTCGTGACCGCGGCGATCGTCGACGCGTCGGGCGCCATCACCGCGCGGCAATCGACCACGGTGCACATCGAACCAGGGGTCAGTCAATGAAGACGACATTCGCCAGGAGGCAATTGTGCATCTGTGCATCCGCCCTGCTGCTGCTCGCGGCGCCGGCGTCGGCGGAGCAGCAGCCCGCGGCGTGGGCCTCGCATCGGCCGCTCGCCGATTGGATCTCGACCGGCTTCGTGGTCGGGCAGGCCTCGATGGAGACGTGGACGAACCTCCACGCGCCCCATCGACGCCAGGCGTTGCTCTGTCAGGGCCTGCGGACCGCGATCGTCGTCGGCGCCGCGGAAGCCTCCAAGGCGCTCGTCTCGCGCACGCGCCCGGACGGCTCCGACGCCAAATCCTTCTTCAGCGAGCACACGGCGTTGACGGCGGTCCATAGCGGCTGGTCGTTTCAGATCGGGATTCCGATCACGTTCGGGGCGGGGTACGGGAGAGCCGCGGCCGCGAAGCACTACTGGTCCGACATCGCCGTCGGCGCGGTCACGGGCTTCCTGGCGCGAACGGTGTGCCGATGACATTCACCGACATCTATGGGTCGCTGGTCGAAATCCTCGACTGGATGATGGGTTGGGCGGCATGACGAAGCACCTCGAAAGGTTCCGCACGCCGCTGCGCTTCGAGGACGTCGGCGGGCTGCCGTTCACGTTGATCGACGCCCTGCAGTACGACAGCGACCGGCTCGGCGCGATCGTCGTGCCGGCCGGCTTTCAGACGGATCTCGCGTCGATTCCGCGCAGCCTGTGGACGATCCTGCCGCCGGTGGGGAAGTACGATGCCGCGGCCGTCGTGCACGACTTTCTCTACCAGCAGCCGCCGGCCGGCTGCAGCCGCGACGACGCGGACGCGGTCCTCGACGAAGCGATGATCGTGTGCGGCGTGCCGACGTGGCAGCGCCGGCTGATTTATGTCGGCGTGCGCGTCGGCGGCTGGGTGGTCTGGCGCCGCTATCGCGCGGCCCGCGCGGCCGTGGTGGTCGGCGCCGATGTTTGATGCCGCGTCGATCCGCTCGGCGGTCGCGCTCGCGTTGAAAGACGCCGCCATTCCCGAAGGCCATCGGTCCGCGCTCGCCGTCGTGGCGACGAAAGACGGCGTCGCCGGCGCGCTCGCGTGGAAGGTCAACGATCACTGGCAGGTCGACGCGGTGTTCAACGCGCACGATCAACAGGTCGACGGCGGCGTCGTCGTGAAAGCGTCCTGGTGATGGCGAGCAACTGGAGCGCCTGCCTGTCCCTACTCGGCCTGCGCTGTCCGCAGTGCGGCCACGAGCAGCCGATCGTCCGCGTCGGCCAGGTCTGGCGCTGCGGGCGCTGTGCGCATGAGTGGCCCGCCCAGGACGCGCCGCCCCCAGACGTCGCGACGGAGTGACCCGATGGACCGCGTTCTCTATTGCCCCACGTGTGCGAGACCCACGGCCGTCGCGATCGGCAGCCCGGATCGGTGCCTCTCGTGTAACACGCTCGTCGAGTGGCGAGAGACGTCACCGGCGCCGCAGATCCCCTACACGCTCTCGACGAATGATCGCCGGTTTCTGCGGAGTCTGAAAATCGCGGTGGAGCAGGATTGAGGAGCGGGCTTTGCCAATCCTCTGACGACTCGGCGCGTCATGGTTTCGTGTCTTGGCCACTGCGCCTCGCGATCAGTCGCTCACGGTTGTTCAGGATCCACGTCATCAGATCCTTGACGACGCCGTCCGCGCACTGCCCCCACGGTCCGATGGCCGTCGTGCTGCTGTAGCGGCCGACGATCGGCTTTCGGTACGCGTCAATCTCGATGTAGGTGAACAGCCAGTAGTCTTTTTCAAGGACCGGCGTGTTCCACGCCGTGACGCCACCGAACCCTGGAGCCACGCTGACGAACTGGCCGTACTGCTGCGTGCCCATCCCGCGGCCGGCGACGATCAGCGTGAGATCGGCCTTCGAGCGGTCCTCGACGGGAGTGGCGTCTTTGAGACGCTTTTGAATGTCGAGCAGCGAGTCGACCAGCGCAGCATCGGCGTCGATCCAGCCGTCGCGAACGGGCTGCGTCAAGTACACGCGGACTTTCTCCGCCGTGCCCGCTCGAGGAACGGGACCCTGTCCCGCCGAGAGCGCGACGCCCAACGTTCCGGCGATCGCAAACGCGACTGGTCTCATTCCTTTGCCTGCTTCTTCTTGGTGCGCGCGAGCGCGGCGGCTTTCGAAGCTTTGATCGCGCGGGCTTTGCGCTGCGCCGGGGTCATGTTCGCGGCAGCGCGTCTCCCGCCGCTCGCGCCACCGAGTTTTCCGCCGCGCTTCCCCTGGGCTCTGAAATAGTTCAGGGCGTCTTCTGATAGCCGCTTCGCCACGTCGCTGCCATCTTACACCCTCTTTGTGGTGCAGGTTGATTCTTGTTGACACCAATGAGGGGGTGTAAGGTAGAGTAGAGAGGAAGTCGAGAAGAGAGAGCGGCGCCGGCCGGTGCTACTAACACCGAACGACGCCTAACCCGTCAACCGAGTTGTGGTCGGTCGAGCGGGCTGCCCGCCATTCTACACACGGGCGCCCAATCCACCGCGGAACAGGCGCCCATGCCCAACATCAACGACGTTTTTCCGTCCCGGTTTCTCAAAGCGCACGACCTGAAAGGCCACACGCCGACGGTCACGATCGACCGCGTCGCGTTCGAACAAGTGCGCGGACGCACGCGGACCACGCTCGAGACGGTCCCCGTCGTCTACTTCCGCGGCCACACCAAGGGCCTGCTGCTCAAGAAGACGAACGCCCGCGCCCTCGCCCAGATCGCCAAGTCGGCGATGACGGAGGCCTGGCCGGGCGTGAGCGTCACGCTCTACGCGACGACCGCCACGTTCGGCACCGACACCTACGACGTCATTCGCCTCAAGGCCGCCTCGGTCAATCAGAAACAGGGTGCCGCATGAACACGACCATCACGCGTCGCGACGGCCCCGCCGGACGGTTCTACGAGATCGACGGCGTGCTCTATCCGAGTGTCACGCACATCCTGTCGGCCGCGCCGAAGCCGGCGCTGATCCATTGGGCCGCCAACGAAGAACGCAAACTCGTGAGCGAAGCCGCGGCGGATCTCTACGCCGATATCGGCCGGGCGGGCGTGCCGCAGCTGCCGCGCGCCGCCTACCTCGCGACGCTGCACGCGCGACTCGGGCCGACGAAGGCCCATCTGAAAGCGCGCGACCACGCCGCCGACATCGGGAGCGGCGCGCACCGCCTGATCGAGTGGGCGATGCGGACGGCGATCGGCGCCGACGCCGGCCCCAAGCCTATCGTGTCGAATGCCAGCCTGTGGGCCTTCATGGCGTTCGAGGACTGGGCGAAGAGCGTGTGTCTCAAGCCGGTACTGATCGAGCGCACGGTCTACTCGACGATGCACGGCTTCGCGGGGACGCTCGACGTGCTCGCGCGCGTGAACGGCGTGCTGACCCATATCGATTTCAAGACGGGGAAGGCCGTGTACGCCGAGGCGCACCTCCAGTCGGCGGCGTACCAGACCGCGCTGATCGAGATGGGCTACCTGCCGCCGGCCGGCGGCGGCCTGATCGTGCGGTTGCCGAAAGTCGAGAGCGATCCGGCGTTCGAGGTGGTCGCCGTGCCCGAGGCCGCGACGTTGCTGCCGGTGTTTCTCGCGATGAAAGCAGTCTGGGCGTGGATGTATCAGCAGGACGAGGCGTATCGACAGCGGCGGGCACGCAAGGCCAGTTAACCACGACAGCGAAAGAGAGGCTGCTTATGATCCCGAAGTTCCTCGCGCCTGAAGTGCTCCCGTACGCCGAGATCCTGATCGTCGGGCTGCCCACGCCACCCCAGAAAGTGATTTGCGCCTGGTGCGAGCGCGTGATCCGGCATGGGACCCTGCCGCCGTCACACGGCTGTTGTCGCGCGTGCGCCGATCAGCTCGCCGGCGAGACGGGCGGTGACCGGTGAGCTACTACCACGACGAAGACGATCCGCACGCGTACGACCTGCCGCCGACCAACGCCACGTGCCATGACTGCGGCGTCGATTATTCAAGAGGCGAGCACGATCCGACGGTCTGGTGTGACGAGTGCAGCGACCGTCGCGATCGCTGGGCGACGGCGCAGGAGATCAAGATGATGGCGAAGGCGGCCCTGAGAGTCGATCTGACGAAGGTGAGCGGTATCCGGTGACCTTCGTGCGCAACTGCCGAAAGTTCGTCGCTGAAGTTCGCATCGCGGTCAAGTCATTTGACGACTGTAGATTGCAAGCCGGATCGAAAGCCTTTCAAGGCCAAAACGCGGGTTCGAATCCCGCTGGGGACGCCATAGATTTTTCCGGTAACTCTCCACGAAATCAGCCTCGTAGCCGCGTGTTGGTGCTCGCGCGCCACGCGAGCGTCAGAGTGCAAGAACGCGCTTAACGGTGCGGTTCAGTGGCTCCAGAGTTCGCCGGGGAGTTCGCCGCGTCCGTCCGGCGCGCCCGTTCGCGCTCAGCCTCCAGCGCGATGCTGAAGGCGGCCGCCGCCGCGACGTCGACGACCTGGTTCGCACCTTTTGCGTACCGGGCGGTGATGGGCGAGCCTTCGGCGTGCAGTCCCAGCCGGCCGACCGTCGCGAGATCCCGCGTCACGCGGTAGACCTGAGCCAGAAAGCTGTGGCGCAGATCGTAGAGATGCACGGTTTTCGGATCGAGGCCCGCGCGGGCGCAGCCGCGTTTGAACGCGCGATTGACCGACTCGGTCGCGAACGGCCCGTAACAGTCGTGCCGGTCGAAGTCAGTGAACGCGGCGATCGCCTCCGGGGTCAAGGGCAGCGTGCGCGCCTCGACGCCCCCGCCTTTGGACCGCGGGACGATCCGCACGGTGCCCGCGGCGAGTTGTAGATCGTGTCGCTGGATTGTCTTGACGAGGCCCGGCGGGATGCCGCTGTAGGCGATGACGCGCGCGCGGATCTTCGCCTGATTGACACGCGGCGGTAGGCCCTTTTTCGTATCGCGGTGATCGGGCATCGCGGCGATCGCGCGCTCGACCGCGCCGTAGTCGAGGCCGCGGGCTTCCGGTTTGGGTTCTTTCGGGTTGTCGGATCCTTTGACGGGATTCACGAGCCGGGATTTTTTTCCGTTCATCTTCGCGAAGAACGATTGCAGCGCCGTGCGCCGCTTGCGGACGGTCGCCGGCGCCAACGTGTCGAGCCACTCTTGGAGCACGACGTCGATCTCTTCAGCAGTGATCGAGCGGCGCGGGCGTTCGCGCCCCAGGGCTTGGGCCCAGAGCTCGAGATGCGCCGCGCGTTGGCCATAGCTCGGCATCGCGGCGACGCGGGCGAGATACGTGACGATGTCGGCGCCGAAGGATCCCGCCGTCGTGCGCTCGCCGCCGAACTTGTCGACCTGATCCGCGCGCCAGTCTTTCATCTCCTGGAGCGGCGTCGTTAGTGGGAAGGTCGCGTGGTACAAGTGCCCGTTGACGCGCACGTTCACCGCCCAGCCGCGACCACGCCGACGAATCCCTTTCGGCTTCCTAGGCATCGACCGTTTCAGAACGGCTGCTCGGGACCGAGAGCAGCGGACAACGCCGCGGGTAACACCGCCGCCGATCGAGATCGCATGTGCATGGCGCCCAGAACGGGAAGTGGTCAGAGAGGAGAACTAAGTCTGCCTGTCGTTTCAGTTCCCCTTTTTTGTCCGCCGCGCTTCCATGTGCAAAGCAGGTACATCGAGTAGATCGGCGATCGCTTTTTGCCGCTGCGGGTGCAGCGTGTCGAACCACCGGGCGAGCGCCAGCGCCCGCTCGCTCAGCAACGGCTCGGACGGCAGATCGCCGAGTCCGCTTGCGTGAAAGCCCAGCTCTGAGGCGACCTTATCGAGCAGCGCACCTGCGGGCACGCGATAGACCTGCGCCAGCACAAACAAGATCAGTGCGTGCGGGACCCGGCCTTCCTGTTCGATTTTCAGTAGCGCCGATCGGTGGAACTGGACGCCAAACGGCTCCAAGAGGCGGCGAACGCGCGAGGCGACGGATTCGAGCGAGCGTGACGGCCCGCGCCGACCGGCCAACCATTTGCCGAACTTCGGCGCTCGGATAATCGGTTTGCCCACCGGTTCGCCTCTAAGGGTAAACCGGTGAGATGTTGGTTAAGTTAAACGGAGGTACAAAAAGTGTTGACTTACGAAAACTCGTACGCCACAGTGTTGGCTCATGGGAACACACACCCAGCGTCACCAACGGTACGACGTCCCGAAAATCCTGCGGGACATGGCTCTGAAGGGTTGGCAGGCGACCGATCTCGCGCGCGCAGCGAGCGTCTCCGACATGACAGTCAGCCGATTTCTCAACGGCGGAACCCAGACGGCAAAGACGGCCCAGAAAATCGCGAACGCGTTGGGGTACCAGATCCGGCGGTATGTGTTGCCTGCCCGCCCGGAAGGCGGTAGCCGAACCCGAGGCGCCGCGGCATGAGCTCGCGCGCCCTCACCACCAACCAGGTCTGCGAGAAGCTCGGCTACTCGCGCCGACGGTTTTTCGACCTGCGCAAAACGGGCCGGCTCCCGATGGTTCAGGAGATCAAGCCGCGCATCGGGCAGCCTCGCTACCGCGCCGACCTCATCGAGCGCTGGCTGGATGGGCAGCACGGCCAGCCACGATCGTTTGCCTCTCATCGAAAGCACGTGGCCTGAGCCATGTCCAGCTTCGATCACGCCACACCGGCCGATCCAGTCCGCGTACCGGAGAAACCGGAGAAGCATCCCCGGATGGCCAAGGCGCGTCTCCGGAAAGCGGAGGCCGACGAGTGGCGGCTCGGCGTCGGGCAGGCGATCGCCCGCGTGCAGCAGCGCAGCGGCTTGTCTCTGAAGGAATTCGCCGCGGTGCTGCACCGCAATGAGCGGCAGGTGGCGCGCTGGTTCACGGGCGCCGAGAACGCGCAGCTTGCGGCGATCGTCGCCGTCCCAACCTTGCGGCAGCTGTTGATCGTCGCGCTCGCCGAGCTCGTGGGGGAGTCGGTCGAGATCACGACGGCCATCACCATTCGGCGGATCGCATGACGTTCCTGCTCTTCGGGTGCGATCCGGTGACCGACGCCGTCGTGCTGCTACTGACGTTTCCGACGCCGTTCGAGCGTGGCCTCGCGCAGATTCGGTGGCGGCACGCGCCGCTCGTGTTTCGGGCGGTGGATGTCTAAATGGCCCGCCTGATCGATCCGACGATCGACAAGTCGACGTGGGGCGCGGGCCCGTGGCAGACCGAACCCGATCGCGTCGAGTGGACGCACGCCGACCTGCCGTGTCTCGCGGTGCGCAATCACTTCGGCGCCTGGTGCGGATATGCCGCCGTGCCGCCAGGGCATCCGCTGCACGGCAAGCACTATGACGCCGTCGACGTCGACGCGCACGGCGGCCTGACGTACGCGGGCGCGTGCAGCGGCCACATCTGCCACGTGCCGAAGCCCGGCGAGCCGGACGACGTGTGGTGGTTCGGGTTCGATTGCGCGCACGCCTTCGACGTGATGCCGGGCATGGACGCGTACTGGCGCGGCTGTGGCCGGCTGCCGATCGACGGGCCGGAGTGCACGTACAAGACCCTCGCCTACGTGCAGGCCGAAACGAATCAACTCGCCGGAGCAACTGGCGGAGCTGAACGGCGCAGACGCGTCGTGAATCTGCATTTTCACAATGCAGTTTGAAAGAACGCGGTAGGTCAGGGGGCGTTACGGATTAGGGAGAGCAGAGGCCACGAGTGCCACGGTCAACCAACCAGCACTCGCAGCCCCTTAACGCGACACGGAAACAAGACGGAGGCACCGTCCCGCCATGCGCAGTTGCATTTTAGCAGAGACATACCGGCCCCGAGACGATGACGAATGGCTGACGACAGGGGATGTCGCCAAGGTCCTGCAGACAACGCGCGAGGGCGTGCGGTGGCTGGTGCGGGAGAAGCGTCTGACCTGCGAACGCACGCGGTCCGGGGTCCGGTTGTTTCGACGCGGCACGGTGCGGCGACTCGCGATCGCGCGGGCAGACGCACGGCTCCGGCGTCGGGCCGAACAGTTGGCGGCGCTGCGGCCGCGGATGCTGCGCGTCGATATCGAGCCCCGGCAGTTGTCGCTCGACTTTTCGGCCCGGTTGAAGCTGGTCGGATCGCGCGGCAAAGGGCGAAAGGTCGCTTGACGAGGGTCAAGTGAAACGTCGGGCTTTTCCGAACAGAACGCGCGAGGTCTGATAACGGACGTATTGCTAACCAGCGAAAGTGAGGCCCCGATGCGCGACCCTCACGACTCGGACGACCATCCGCCCGACGCCGACTTCAGCGAGGATTTCTGTCGGCTCCTGCGCGAAGGCCTCGTGATGCTGATCGAGGATCCGGTCGATGCGTGCGCGCCGCCGCGATTTCAGGTGACGCCGCGCGGCCGCGCCGAACTGCAGGCGCCGATCGCGGGTGAGGAGATCGGCGTGTGACGACGCTCGTGGCGACGCTCCCGCCGGGCCTGGCGCGATCGGTCGCGGCCACGGCGGATTGGTTGGACCTGACGCACAGCGAGCTGGCGATCGCCGCGCTGCGCGTGTTCGTCCAGGGCGCGCGTCGAGAGCGGTTGAACGAACGAACGAACGAACGAACGAACGAACGAACGAAGCAACGCGCATGCCGGCGCCGCCGTCGGTGCCGGAGGGTAGGTAGGCTGTGACGCCGAGCCCGCTGCACGCCACCCCGATCGAACGGCGCCGCAACCTCGCGAAGGCCGTCGCGCAGCTCGCGCTCGCCATCGCGGCCGGCGAGCTGCGACCCGAACCGGTGGAGCTCCAGGCCCTCGCGGCGATCTGCGACGACATGCAGCTCCCGATTGAAGCCGCGCGCGTGCGGCGCTGGATGGGGCAGGAGCCACGGATCCTGCGCGGGATCGGCGAGGTCCGGTGATGCCGGACAGCGTGCGCCGGTTCCTCGTGAGCGGTCCCGATGATTCCCTGACGCGATTTCATCTGGCGGTGTGCGTTCGGCTGAACGGCCTCGAGCGGCGCGCGCAGACGGTCCTGTACACGTGCTTTGCCGAGGACGTCGCGTTCGCGCTGGACGTCGCGGCGCGGGCCGACGTGACGGTGCAGGAGATCGCGATCGTCGACGACGAGGAAACCTATCCGGTGCGGCAGCTGGGATCGCACGGCTTGACGTGGGAGCGGCCCTTCCCGCCGCGGCGAAAGGCGGTCTGAATGGCACTCGTGGATCCGACCGGCGCCCCGATCGCGTCGACGCTGACCGAGGAGCAGCTGGTCGCGCTCGCGGCCGAGGAAATGCGGCGGACCGCCGCGCACGGCCCGGCGATCCTCGTGTTCGAGTCCGATCAGTTGTTTATGTTGGTCGGCCTGCTGCAGCTCGCCGGCCGGCATCCGGATCTGTCGCGCGCGAACCGCGAGATCATCGCGGATTTTGTGGCCAGCGCCCGCGAGTACTTCGCCGACTGTCCCACGGTGCTCGACGTCATGGAGCGCGGGGACGATCCGCAGTGCGACGGATGAGCGCGATGGACCTCACGCCGGTCGGCGAGCCGCCGTCCCGCAGCGCGCGTTGGTGTCCACGCTGTCAGGTGTGGGATACGCAGGCCCGCGGGCGGCGTCGCTGCGTCCTGTGTGGCGCGGCCCTGATTCGGCCGATGGTGCGCGAGCGGAAACCGAAGCCGTGGGAGCTGCGGCCCGGCGTGGTTGCGGAGTTTTCGGATCCGCGCGATCGCCACGAGCCCGGCGCCCGCGCGCTCGCGGAGATGCGGGCACGGCTGACGCGCGCATGAAAGCGTTCTGGATCGGCCTAGGCGTCGTCGGGGTGGGGTTGGCGCTGGCCGGCTGGGGCCGGCACCTGGCGCGGCGATCGGCGCGTGCCGGGAAAGCGCCGATGTCGGATCGCTGGCTGACCGAGCACGTGTACGAGAAGAACGGGGATCGCCGATGGAAGTAGCGCGCCACGACCGCACCGAGGACGACCTCACCGAGATCGACGATGTCGACGACGGCACCGAGGATCTCGACGATCTCGAGGACGACGACGAGCTCGACGACGACGACGAGCTCGAGGACGACGTCGGCGACGGGCTCTAACGTCGGAGCCACGCGGCTAGACGCGGCTAGACGCGGTTATACGCGGAGAAACACCGTCGACGCGCGGAAAGGAGGGGAGGAGCTGGCGCGCACGACGGACGCAGGCGATCCCGTACGGGGCACCGTGGACGGGATCCCCTGACGTGCACCAGACGAGCGAGACACCGAAGACGACGCAGGGGGGGCGCGTGATTTCCAGCACGCGTCCGCCTGGCCACACACGACTCTAACCGAACCCCTCACGCGCGGCCACGGTTTCTCAGGGCGTACACCGCGCGAGGAGGGGTGTGCAGGAGCGCGTCGATGCGGGCTGGAACGTACGGAGTCTATCAGGGCGTAGCGTTTGGAGACAACTTAGGCGGGCGGCGATGAGCCGCCAGCGCTCGATCATCGAGCAGCGGATTCTGTGGACGCACTTCCGCCGGCAGACGGACAAAGACGTGCTCCTGGCGATGGCGCGGTGGTTTTGTTGGCGAGCCGACGGCACGTGCCGCCCGTTCGTCGTCGAGCACCTGGCGGAAAAGGCGCGCACCCCGAAGCGATCGACCGAGCGCGCCCTCGAGCGGCTGGAGGCGGACTGGTACCTCGAGGTGACGGCGCGGCGGCATCGGCAGCCGACGCTCTTTCGGATCAATCTCGCGCGATTAGCGACGGAAGACCCGGAACGTTTGACCGCCAGAGTGGCGGACAAAAACAGTTTTGACCGCCAGAGTGGCGGACAAGACCTGGAGTGGCGGACAAGAAATGGGCCTGATTCTGAAAAAGTGGCGGACCAAAGATCAGAAGAAGAAGTACGAGAAGAAGTACGTACTCCTACTTCTTCTTGTACTGAAGAAAGAGACCGCCAGAGTGGCGGTCAAATCCGCCGACCGGAGCATCCCGACGTGGCCGCCTTTCTCGCCTGGGCGCGCGTGACGTATCCGCAGCACGCGAACGGCGCGCAGCTCGAGCTCGACGGCGACCGCCGCCGCTACGTCGTGCACCGGCTACTCGAGCAGTACGGCCGCCCGCGACTCGACGAGATGGCGCTGGCGTGTTGGACGATCGAGGCGGACGCCGATCCGGCGAGTCATGCCTCGTGGATCGCGCGGAGCGATCGCAGTCTCTACGTGTTGAAGCACAAAGCGGCGTTTCTCGAGCGCGTCGTCGTCGGCGCGCAGCAGTTGAATCTGGGGCCGATGGTGACCTTAAGCGAGCGCGAACTCGCCGACGCTCGAGAGATTCGTCTCGGCCAGGGCGGCTGTCGTCACGATCCGCCGCACGACAACTGGAAGGAGTGCGTTCGCGCGATCGCGCTCGCGCGCCACATCGGCTAACCGTGACGCCATGAGCAACCTGAAGCAAGCGATCCCGCTCGGCTTCGAAGTCGGCCGCGGCACGCCGGTCGCGATTCCGATCCGCCACATGTGCGTCACCGGTCAAACCCAGGAAGCGGGGAAGACGACGACGCTCGAGGCGCTGATTGCACGCTCCGGTCTGCGCGCGTTGACGTTCGTCACGAAGCGCGGGGAGGGCGCCTTCGCGAGCGGGCGGCCGACGGCGCCGTATTTCCGGGAACAGGCCGATTGGCGCTTCGTGTCGTCGCTGCTCGAGGCGTTTCTCGGCGAGCGGCTGAAGTTCGAACGCTCCTGGATTATGCGGGCCACGAAGAAGGCGCGCACGCTCGCCGACGTGCGGCGCAACATCCAGACGCTGCAGCTCAAAGCGAAGGGCCTGAGCGCGGACGTCTACATGGTACTGGCCGAGTACCTCGAGGAGCTCGTGCCGGCGATCGCCGCCGTCGACTGGGCCCCGCGCGTGGAGCTCGCCGCCGGCGTCAACGTCATGGACCTGGCCGCGATCCCGACGTCGATGCAGCACCTGGTCATCAAGTCCTCGATCGATTGGGTGCTCGAGCACGAAGAGCACACCGTCGTCGTCGTGCCGGAAGCCTGGAAGTTCATCCCGCAGGGCCGCGGCACGCCGGTCAAGCTCTCGGCGATGGCCTACATCCGCCAGGGCGCCGCGCTCGCGAACTACCTCTGGCTCGACAGCCAGGACATCGGCGGTGTCGACAAGGAGCTGCTCCGCAGTGTGCCGGTGTGGATCCTTGGCGTGCAGCGGGAAGCGAACGAGATCAAGCGGACGCTCTCGAACATTCCGGCGACGGTCGCGAAACCGAAAGCCGCCGACATCGCGCTCCTCGAGCTCGGGCAGTTCTACGCCTGCTGGGGCACGCATGCGGTCCGCACGTACGTGCAGCCGGCCTGGATGCCGGAGGACCTGGCGCAGAAGGTGGCGCGCGGCGAGCTCGACGTGCGCAACGCGGCCGCCATCGCCAGCGGGGCGAATGTCATGAAGGCGGCCGCGGCCGCCGGCTTCACCAGCGTGGGCGCGATCGCGCAATCCCTGACCGGCCAGGCGAAGGAGGAGACGGTGACGAAGGACGAAGCCGCGCGGCTGACGCGCGAGAACGAGAAGCTGAAGCGCGACGTGCAGACGCTGACCGACGCCAACGAGCGGCTCGCGGCCCGGCTGCAGGCGCTCGAGAAAGGGCAGCAGCATGAAGGGGCTCGAGATCACGATCTCCATCGAACTCCCCGTCGAAGCGATGCAGCAGCTCCCGCCGCCGCAGCTCGCGGCCGTCATGGCGGGAGTCGCGCAGATCGTAGCGGCGCAGACGCAGACGCCGCCTCCAATGGCCACGTCGACGAAACGCTCTACCAGGCCATCAAGGCACGGCTCCTCGAGGACGAGCCGATCCTCCTGAAAGCGATCGCGGTCCGGCCCGAGATCCTCGTCGAGGTGACCCCCCGCGTCGTCACCGTCGCCGGCGACACGCAGAAGGGCCGCATTGCGCGCCTGATGGCCACCGGCTGGTTCGACGAGGCGCGCGTGGTCGGCGAGGTCCGCAAGGAACTCGCGCGCACCGGCAAGGATCCGGGCGGCAGCGGGCAGCTCGGCATCATGCTCAACAACCTCGTCGCCGAGGGCTTCTTCGTGCGCGAGGGCGGCGGATTCGTGCTCGCTCCGCGCGTGAAGGTCAGCGAACGCGAGCTGCGCACCACATGACGCGCGAACGCATCGCCGACGGCCTCGAACTCCTGACCCTGCAGCTCGCCAACGGCGAGACGGCGCGGCCGCCCGGCTGGGACGAGCACGAGTGGGCCTACATCAAAGGCCTCGCGTCCGCGGCGATCTGGACGATGCGCGTGCGGCTCGTCGTGGTGGGCCAACCATGACGCTCGCCGCCGGCGTCTGTCGCTTCTGCGGCTGTTCGGAATGGGATCCGTGCGTCGTCGACGACGGGCTCGAGCTCGTCGGCTGCGCCTGGACGGATCGATCGCAGACCGTCTGTTCGGTGTGCGCGCCGGCATGGAAAGCGGAAACCGCGCAGCTGCGCGTCCGCCGCCGCGCCGGCTACCCGGTCACGCCGACCTGGCTGCAGGCCTGGCATCTGGGGTTCGTGGTCGGCTGGTTCCAGCTGACGCGGGACACGACGAGCGGCCGCAATCCGTACGTGCGGCCGGCGGCCGCCGAAGCCTGGCAGCTCGGCCAACGGGCCGGCACCGAAGCCGGACGGGCGTACCGGACGCTCACCGGGCCGATCGAGAACGTCCCGCGCGCGTCGGTGCTGCACGTCGACGGCCGCGATCGCGGGCCGCAGAAAGGAACCGCGCATGGAGCTGCTCACGGTCCCGCTCGTCGTCCTGCTCGTGTCGCTCGTCGGGATCGGTCTGCTGGACGCGTGGCGACGTCGACGGCGCCGGCACCAGGCCGCCGCCCGCCTCGCTGAGGAGCAGCGCGTGGCCCAGCGTGCGGCGATCCGCAAACTGCACGCCGACCAGAAGCGGCGCGTCGAGGAACGACTCGGGCGACCAGAGAAGGGACGAGTCCGGTGAACGATCAGCACCCCGCGCTGATGACGATGATCGCCCTGCAGCACGCGGCGAACGTGGCCGACGCGCGCGCCGCGTACGCCCTGTATCAGGCGATGCGGACGGAGGACCTGCTCAACCTGCAGGAGGCGCACACACTCGACGTGGCGGCGGCGACCACGCCGGAGGCGATCGCGTTCGGTGCCGGGCGCCTCGCGTTGATTGCGGCGGTGCTCAGCCAGCGCGGAGCCGCGGTGCTGACAACAACAAAGAACAATGCCGCCTCGATCACGTGTCCGTTCTGCGGCGCGGTCAGCTACAACGCGAACGACATCGCGCACCAGTACTGCGGCGCCTGTCATCGGTATCACGATCCGGACGCGGACGTCGCGCCATGACGCGCAAACCCCCGATCGGCGTACCGCGCGTCTACGACGGCGCAGTCTGCCCCGTGATCCATCCCGGCGAGGTAGCCCGGGCGCAATTCGATCAGGGCGCCCTGCGGGCGTGGATGGCCGACCCCGCGCAGTACGGGAAGCCGTTTCAGTTACCCGTCACGGGCTGGCTCGTGGAACCGGCGCCGGGCTGGTACGCGCGCTGGTTGCGGCTCCGGTATCGGATTCTCGGCGACCGGTTCGCCAGCGGACCGCCGAAGCTCGAAGTCACCGGCTCGATCGTGGAAAGGCGACCGCGATGACGCGCCTGGTCTGGCATCACACGGAATTCGGGCGCCGCACCGCCTGTCAGACGTATCGGATCGTGCGCCACGCGGCCGGCTGGCAGTTGCTCGACGCCCACTGGGATCCGCTGGCGGCGCCGGTGGCCACCGTCGCCCTGGCGCAACAGATCGCGGAGGGGGTGGCGCTGCGAGCGGCGCGCGCGCGGGCACGTGGAACGTCTCCGACGTCTCAGACACCAGGGACGTCTCAGACATGAGTCCGACGCCGCCCGACTATTCGACCTGGCTCACCAAGCAGCAGGCCGCCGATCGGATCGGCGTGACCACGAAATCGATCGAGCGCTTCGTCCAGGCCGGCCAGGTCCAGCAGGCGCGCTGGCAGCGTGACGGGCGCGGGCCGCTCCTGGCCGTCTACTTCCCCGACGACGTCGATCGGATCGCCGCAGAACGCCAACCTGGCCCGCCCGCCCCCTTTCTGGTACCCGGCCGGACCGCCGATCGGCCGCCGGCGAACGGCAACGAGCGTCAGACGCCGCGGGACGGGCTCGCACGGTCGACCGAAACCGGGATCGTCCCGCTTCAGGATCTCGGCACGAGCGAGCCGTTCCTGCGCGCCCTCGTCACGACGATCGCCCAGGCCATGTCTCAGACGTCTCAGACATCGGCCCTCTTTCTCACGGTCGACGAGGCGGCCGCCTATGCGGGATTGACGGCGCGCGATGTGCGGCGGGCGGTGCGCACCGGCGAACTGCCGGCGCGGCACAAGGAGCGCGCCAACTGGCGGACCTGGCGGATTCGGCGGAAGGACCTGGAGCAGCTGTGACGAAGGATCGAGACGCCACCCTCATCCAGGGCGGCCGCTACTACGCCCGCCTGACCCCGGACGGCCCCCTCGTGCCCGTCGAAGACGTGGTCGGAGAACCGGACGCGTGGATCTGTCGCCGGCTGGTGGATTATCCGCGCCAGCAGCTGCCGGCGTCCGGCCAACTCGCCATGTGCACACGCTGCGGCGCGGCGATCGTCTTCAATCCCGCGCGCGTGCTGGCCGCGCCGAAAGTCTGTCTGCAGTGCGCGTCGATTCAGCCGTTGCCGATCGAAGGCGACGCGTGAGCGAGGTACTGACGGCCGATGACCGCAAGCGGCTGACGGAAATCTTCGAGACGAACGATCCAGAGCAACTGGCCGCGCGGCTCTTCGAGTACTACCACGACGCCGATCGCGCCGAGCGGACGTCGCGGAGTCAGATGTATCTCCACCTGGGCATGCTGGTGGGCGCGGTCATGCGCCTAGTCAAAGCCCCTCGGGATTCTCGGCACCGCTAACTCGCGCGTCGCTTCTTGAGCGCCGCCTTCACCGGGAACTTCTTCGCCGGCGTCGCCTTCACGGCCGCCAGACTCTGTACCAAGGCGTCGCGCAGACCGAGGACGCGCGGCAGCGCCGGAGCGGGCGCGATCACAATCTCCTCGCCGGCGATCTTCGCGTCGATGACCCGCAACACGCCGGCCCGGTACGCATCCGTGAAGTCGGCGAGATCGAGCGGCGCCGCCAGGGCGTCGATGACCTGGCGCGCGAGCTTGATCTGCGCGGGATCGGTCGGCCCGGGGCGCGCCCGGAGTTCCTCGATCGCGTCCATGGGGCGGATCTCGGCCGCGTGGTGGAGCGTGTGCAGCGTCAAGCGGTCGGCCGTGGAGCGCACGGCGACCAAGTACTCGCGGCCATAGAGCGCGAGCGTGCCGACGCCGACGTACTCGCGCATCGCCACCGCGAGCACGTCGAAGGCCTCGGCGGCGCCGGCGCCGTCGGGCGCGAGGTAGTACGTGCGGTCGATGTGGATCGGATCGAGCGCGGCGAACGCGGAGAAGCGCACCAGATCGATCACGCGCGTCGACACCGGTTTCACCTGCTCGAGGTCCTGGTCGGATAGCACGACGTACCGGCCCTTCTCGAATTCATAACCCTTGACGATTTCGAGGGACGGCACCTCGCGCGCGCAATTGACGCACCAGCGCCGTTGCGTGACGCGGCCCGAGCACGGCTCGTGGAGCTGGTTGAAGGCGAGCGCGGCCGCCGAGTCGGTGGCCGGGAACACTTTGATCGGGATGGTCACGAGGCTCAGCTTTAGGAACCCTTTCCAGGTGGCACGCATATCGCTCCGATCGTAGGTGGCCGACGGCCACGCCGTGCCAACGATGTGCCAGCATGGAAAGGTTGAGGTGCTGTTACGGGAGCCCATCCGAAGGCGGCGTTCTACGCGCTGCAGGCCCGGGCGATGGCCGACCGACGCGATCCGACGCGGCGCCGGGCCGTGCCCGGCGGCTCGCGGCCGGACGATCCGCCGTTGACGACGCGGGACTGTGCGGACTACCTCGGCTTCTCGCCCGAGTGGGTCCGCCACGCGATCGAGGAGGGGCACCGCGTCGCCGGCCAGCCAGGCGTCGTGCGGCTGCAGGCGGAGCGCCTGGTCGTGAACGACCGCCGGACTTACCGCATCCACCTGGACCAGTTCGTGACGTTCCTCGAGGCGATTGGCTGGGAGCGCATCCCGCGCCACGCGGCGCCGCGGCGGGCGTCGATTTAGTTCCTCCCCGAATCCTGCCAGCCAACCGAGCCAACCGAGCCACCTGAGAAACCCCGGCCTTGTGGCCGGCGGCGGCGTGACCGATCCTCGATGCGGCTCTCGCGCGGTGCGTCTATCGCGCGGTCCTGAACTCAACCATTCCATGCCCCGGTTTCAAGACGGTCCCCGCGGGACGTCTCCCTGGTCGACGCGTGCGTGCGCGGACTATCTCGGCTTTACCCCCGAATGGATCCGTCGCGCCATCGATGAGGGCGTGACGGTCGACGGCGGCCGCCGCGTGCGGCTCGAGGCCGAGACGATCGTGATCAGCGGCCGTCGGCGGCACCGCGTGCATCGCGACGCGTTCGTCCGGTTCCTGCGCGCGATCGGGTGGCAGCGCCTGCCGGACGAGAGCGCCGTCGCATGACGCGCGCCCGGAAAGAAGCGATCCCCGGTGAGCGACCCCTATCCGTTGACGCCGGCGGACGTCGCGATCGTGACCGCGGAGCGGCTGCTGAAGGTCGCGCAAGTCGGCATTCTCTTGAACTGCTCCGAGAAAACGGTGCGGCGGCTCTATCGCGCCGGTCATCTGCCGTACCGCCGCATGGCCCGCGGCGGCATTCGGATTCCGCTCGCGGCGGTGCTCGTCTTTCGCGCGCATCATCCCCGTGCGGGACGCGACTGAGGGACAACCGGGGACAGCCCCTCTTGCCCGCGCCAGGCATCCGTCGCATCCTGAATCTTCACCCCGACAACAATCCAGAACAATGCCGTTCCGACGCGGACGCAGCGGGAATCCTCGTGGCCGGCCGAAGGGCGCGAAAGACAAAGCGCCGCGGTCCTTTCGCACGCTGGCCCGCGAAGTGGTGGCCGAGTACGACGCCGACCTCAAGCGCGCGCTCCTCGAGGGCTGTACCGGGAAGCACGCCTATCGCTACCTGGCGATTCTGGCGAGCCTCGAGCGCCAACAGGTGGAACTCGGCGGCGAAGACGGCGGCCCGGTCCTCGTGCAGTTTGTCGACGCCGAATGATCCCGCCGCATGATCAGCACCCTGCTGCTCGCCGTGAGTCTCGTCGTGGCTGACGCGCCGCGCGTGGTCCAGGTGACACTCGGGCCGGTCCAGAAAGCGATCGTCCGCGCGATCACGCAGCCGCAGCATCGGTTCGTCGATGTCGAGGGCGCGCTGCGGTCCGCGAAAACGTGGAGCATCCTGATCGGGATCCGGCGCAGTCTCGAAGATCATCCCGGCATCGTCTGGACGATGGCCCGGTGGAATAAAGCGGACCTCGATCAAAAGCTCGTGCCGGATTGGCGCAACGTCTGCGCGTTGATGTCGGTGCCGCATGGGCGCTGGAACACGCTCGAGCGCTGTTTCGATTTCGCGAACGGCTCCCGGCTCTACGCGGTCGCGCTCAAGGCCAGCCAGGCGGCGCAGCGCTACGCGCACATCCGCGGCCTCACGACCGCCGGGTTCTACATCAACCAGCTCGAGGAAGTGCCCGAAGACGTGTACGACGAAGCGGCGCTGCGGCTCTCGCAGCCCGGCTTTCCGCAGTTGATGATCGTCGACCCGAACCCGGTGCCCGACACGCACTGGATCGCGAAGATGTGGCCGGACGACAATCGGAAACCGGACCATCGCTACATCCGCCTGGCGATCTGGGACAACAAACATAATCTCTCGCCCGAGACGATCGCGGCGGCCGAACGGCTGTATCCCGAGGGCCATCCGCGCCGGCGCGTGAAACTCGAAGGCAAGCGCGGCCTGGCCGTGCACGGCAAGCCGGTCTATGTGGGCGCGTTCAACCGGACGCGGCATGCGACGCAGGCCGTCGAGCTCCATCCCGATCTGCCGCTCGGCGAAGCCTACGACTACGGGTTTCATCATCCGTGCGTCGTCTGGTACCAGTACGCGCCCTGGGGCTGGCTACGCGTCCTGGGCGGCGTGATGGGCAGCGATCTGCATCTCGAGCACTTCCTCCCGATCGTCGAGCGGTACCGGAATCTCTGGTTTCCCCAGCGCGTGCGCATCGATGCGACGTGCGACCCCGCCGGCGCGGCGCAGAACAGTCAGGGCCTCCGCGGGACCCCGGTCGGCATGCTGCAGGACTGGTATCGCGAGCACGGCGAGCGGGACGCCAAGGGCGCCTTCGTGACGCCGATGTTCACGCCGGACGCGAATCAACCGGAACGGCGCCATGCCGCCACCGAGCTCGCCGCCACCTACATGGCGCGCCAGGTGAACGGGGCGGAGGCGTTTCTGGTCGATCCCGAACGCTGGGTGCTCGTGGCGCTCGGCGACGAGCGCTTCGACAACTTCTTCATTGACGGGCTCGACGCCGGGTACGTACTCGAAGACGAGCCCCGTCATTCCAACCGGCTCGGGACGTACTGGGTGCCGAAGAAAGACGGCTGGTACGAACACGCGCAGAACTGTTTCGAATACGGCGTGCAGGCGCACGTCCGGGATCTGCCGCTCTCGACGCAACACGCCGACGAGGCGCTGCTCAAGCACGACACGCACAAGGAACGGGACCGGCAGCGGGCGCTGCGCCAACAGCAGCGGGATGTCTCGGAGCGGCCGTCGGGCCGGATTCGGTTCCAGGGACGTGGACGCGGCCGCGGCCGCGCGGGGTACTGACGCGTGACGACACTCGCCGAAAAAATCGCGGCCGTGATTGTGCGGGAGCAGGCGGAAGTCGATCGGCTCCAGGCGCTGGTGGATACCGAATTGGCCGCCGCGCGGCAGCGCGTCGTGCGGTTGCAAACATTGGCGACGAAGATCACGCCGCTGATGGAGACGACGTATCGCACGTGCCGGGAGCTGGGCATGCAGCTCGATCAGGAGTGAGGCCGTCATGGTGAGACACGTCCAGGGCAGCGGGGTCTTCCCGCCGTTATACACGCCGCGTCCGAAACCCAAGCCGAAAGGCAAGGGCGGGCGGAAAGGGTGCTGATGCCGGAAGCTCGGCTCCAGCGGACGCGCGCGGCGTATGCGACACCCGATCCGGCGGTGACGCGAGCGGTCTGCGTGCATCCCGACTCGTGGTGCATTGGCAGCAGCTGCAGCTGTCCGTGCCACTTCTGTCGGGCGCATCTATTCCAACCGCCGCGTTCCTGGGACGCGCGCTTCCCGTGGCTCGATCCGTCGCGGTGGGGCCTCTAATGGCGAAAGCCCGCAAAGATCCCTTCGACGTCGAGCTCGACGAGAGGCAGGAGCATCGGCTCGCCAACGATCTGGCGAATGAACTCGACTACGCCCTCCAAGCCATCCAGGAGAAGCTCCGGCAGAACGAGGACTCGTGGCAGAAGTACGAGGCCGGCCGCGCGGCGCACGGCCGCGACTGGCCGTGGCCCGGCGCCGCCGATCTCACGAGCTACATCGCCGTCGAGAAAACCGACGCCCTGCACGCCCGCATCATGCGCACCATCTTCACCGAGCCGATCTGGACCGTGGAAGGGTGGGGCAGTAACGCCGAACGCGCGCCGATCGTCGAAGAGTTTCATCAGTGGAAAGCCGAAGACGAACGCCTCCAAGGCTTCGTCGATCGCGCCGCGCTCTCGTCGCTCGTCGAGACGATGGGCATCCTGGAAGTCTCCGAGAAAGCCGATCTCCGCAAGGAACGCCGCATGCGCCGGCTCAAGATCCAGACCCACGCGGACCAGACGTGGATGCTGGGCGACGACAACAAGCCGCTGCTCGCGCAGAACGAGGCGGGTGAATACATCGACGCCGAGGGCGAGGAGCCCTTCGCGGAAACCGTCGTCGACCAGGTCATCCGGGTGAACGGGGGACCGGAATACCAGGTGCTGCTCGAGAAAGATTTCCTGCTGCTGCCGGCGCACGCGCGGGAGCGGAAGGACATCTGGGGCTTTGCGAAACGGTTCTGGCGTCGGGTGCCCGAGCTCCACGAGCTCCAGGCGCGGGGCATCTACAAGAACGTTGACGATCTGGGCGAGTCGGGCGATCGGCAACCGGACGAGGCCGACGATCGCGCGCATCAGTCGATTGCCCTGCAGGAAGGCGCGTCGGCCGAGAAGGAACTCTGGGAACTGCTGATCCGTCGCGATCTCGACGGCGATGGCCTCGAGGAGTGGTACCTCGTCACGATCTCCGCCGAGAAGCGGACCCTGCTCCGCTTGAAGTACGACGATCCGGAGATCGGGCAGCGGCGCTACATCCTGTTCATTCCGTTCCCGCGCGTCGATCGCGTCGGCGGCTACTCCTTCATCGGCGACAAGCTGTACACGCTGATCGAAGAGCACACCGGCCAGCGCAACATGATCGCCGATCGGTCGGTCCTGGCGATTAACGCGCCGATGAAGCGCGTCATTGGCTCGGCGTGGGATCCCTACGATCAGCCGTGGGGGCCGGGCGCCATCATCGACGTCCGCGATCCGAACGAACTCACCCCAGTCACGGTGCCGGATGTGCCGGCCTCCGCCATCGAGCGCGAACGGACCACGTTGCAGGCCGCCGAACGTGTCTCCGGCCTGAATGACATCGCCCTCGGCGTGCAGTCGCAAGGGGATCGGACGCTCGGCGAAAACCAGATGGTCTTCGCGCAGTCGACCGTCCGCATGGATCTCGTCGTCCACCGCATTCAGGAGGCGATGGAAGATCTCGGCCAGATTCGGAACACGATCTGGGAACGCGCGCTGAAACACAAGCCGGCGGAAGCCGCGCAGCGCGTGATCGACAACCTGACGAACCGCGGCGTCGCCGACAAAATCCAGAACAAGCAGATCACCGCCGACCTACTGCGAGGCCCGTGGCGGTTCAAACCGCGCGGCTCGGTCGATACGGCCGACATCATGGGCAACCGGCAGGATTTCAACGGCCTGATGCAATCCCTCGTAGGCCTAGCGAAGGTCAATCCGTCGATCGCCATGTTGCTGCAGCAGCCCCGCGCGGCGAAAGCGCTGCTCGAATGGTGTCTGCGCGTCTATCGGGCGCCGGATCGTCAGGCGTTTCTCGGGACGCCGCTCCAGGAGCCGCAACCGCCGCAACCGGCGGGCGCGCCGGCGCCGGCGCCCGGCCAGCCCGCGCAACCGGACATCATCGGCCAGCTCGCCGGGCTGCTGCCGCCGGCCGGCCCACAACCACCCACGGGGGGGATGCATGGCTGATCTCGAGCACGAACACGACGCCCTCGCCGCGCTGGTCACGTCGGACGGCTGGCGCCTCTTCACGGAATACGTGCGGGAGGCGTGGGGGCCGGCCGCGTACCGGCAACGCTGCCGCTCCGAGATCGCGAAGCTGCGCCGGACCGCGGATCTCGATGACGTCAGCGCGCTCAGCGTGGCCGAAGTCGAAGCCGCGACGCAGGCGATCGAGCAAATCATGACGTGGCCCGGCGAACGGTTGAAGAAGCTGGACGCCAAGAAGGACGCCCCGGCGAAGCGGGGCCTGTTCAGCACGCGTCCGAGGTCGACCCATGTCTAAGACCGTCCGGCCGATGAATGACCGGGTGCTCGTGAAGCCGACACCGCGCCCGACAGAAACCGCGAGCGGGATCGTGTTGCAAGAGAACTGGCAGCCGGACGTCGTGGGCACCGTCGTCAGCCTGGGGTCCGGGCTGGAGGCGCGCAAACGGGCCGTCCAGCGCTTCGCCGACACGCTCATCACCGATCTCGACCGGGCGGGCGTGCGCGCGGCGCTCCTCGAGCGGATTCGGCTGCAGCGTGATGCCTACCAACCAGAGCACGTCTGCCAGGTGGGCGATACGGTGCTGTTCGGCGTCATGGCGGGGACGGAACTGGAACTCAACGGCGAGAAGTACTTGCTCGTCAAGGAAGACGATTTGGAAGCGGTCCTCTCAGGGAGCACGACATGAACCGGGGCTATCACAAGTTGAAGGCGCTCGAGGGCGCGATGGTCGACGCCGTGAACACGTTGGCGCAGGCCATCGCGGCGGAGCGCCACGCGATACAGGCATTCACCGGGCGGGGCTTCTGGAGCCGCCTGAATTGGCTCTTGACGGGCCGCTGAACAGGGAGCACGACATGAGCGCAGAAGACTTGGACGACGGCGGCATCCCCGATCCGAATCCCGCCGACAAGGGTGGCGACGACAATGCGGACGATCTTGCCGTCGAAGTTCAGCAGAACGGGAAAACCCTCAAGATGGCGCCGGTCAGCGCCGTCATCGAACATCGCCGTGCCGCGCGCGCCGCGGGCGAGCGCGCGTCCCGCGCGGAAACCGAGAACGCCACGCTGAAGGCGCAGCTCGACAAGATGACGGGCGATCTGCAAGCCCTGACGCCGGCGTTGACCTACCTGAAGGACCATCCGCATCTCTTGCGGCAAGGCGTCGAGCACACGCGACCGTCCTCGTCCAACACCGATGCCGATCCCGACATGATCGAGCTCGCGAAGGATTGGGAACTCTTCGACGCCGAAGGGAAACCGGACGCGGCGCGGGCCGCGCGCATTCTCGGCAAGGTCGATCGCCGCATCGACAAAGCCGCCAGCGACAAAGTGGCGCCGCTCGTCAACAACCAGGTCCGGGACGCGGCCGGCCGGAATCTCGGCATCCTGAATTCATGGGTGCAGTCGGGCCACGTCAGCCAGAAGGGCGTCGACGACGCAAAGACCTGGCTGAAGTCCGTCGGCCTGCCCGACGAAGCGTTCGCGCACGACGGGATCCGGGACATCGCGTACCTGATCGCGAAAGGCCTCTCGCCGCAGAAAGCCGCCGAACAGGTCGGGCTCGAGCTCGATCCCGGCCCGCTGCACCGCGAATCCGCCGGCGGCCGCCGCTCGCCGACGTCGGGCCCCCTGCCGAGCTATTCGAAACGCATCGCCGATCGCCTCGGGAAGTCGACGAGCGATTACAGCAAACTGCGCGACAACGACAGCGACGTCCTGGAGTAATCAGCATGAACATGACGACCCCGAAACAGCCCGATCCGCCGCCGGCCGCCGGCCGCGCGAAGATCACGCGTCAACGCCAAAACGCCCGGGCCGCCGCGCCGCGCGCCCCGGTCGCGCCGTCGATCGAGGCCCCCGGGACGGAGGACCTCCGGGACGATCCGGCACTCGAGTCGCCCGACGCGATTCGCTCGCTGAAGCTGATCGAGCGCCGGTTGCTCAACCCGTACCAGAACGACGACGTGCCGGTCCTGATCCGGGAGAAGGGCTTCGAGCTGCGCTGGTTTAATGGCGCGCAGGACGGGCGGCTCTACAAAGCCGTGCACGCGCTCGGGTGGCGGCCGGTACACGTCCGGGAGCTGATCGAGAAGTCGCAGATCGTGGATCTCGTCGAATCGCCGGAAGGCCACGTCACGCGGGGGGAGAAGGGCCGGGAGATGCTGATGAAGTTCCCGACCGATGCGTTCCGCCAGCTGCAGCGCCGCAAGGTGAGCATCCGCGAATCAGGCGATCTTCACCGCAAGGACGCGAAGGAGCAGACCCACATGCTGGCCGAAGCGACGTCGGAGCGCTTCGGCGGCCAGGCCGGGGACGCCGTCGCGAAGTTCCGCGGCACGACCGGCAGTCATCGCATCGTCGAAGATCTCGACCACTGAGGGACAACCGGGGACAGGACGCTTGCATCGCGCGGGCGTCGTGTCCATCATGATCGAGTCCCTTTTTTTGACAGTCGCCACGCCACTGCAAGCTGCGTGCGTCGTTCGCGAGCATCCGGGCTCGCGTAGCCATCGCCCGGATCGGTGCCGCCGCTCGTCAGCGGTGAGAGCTACTCGCTAGCTTCCGAGCGTCTCGCGCGTTCCGGTTGGACGCGAGAGCCCTGAAGAACCTTTCCAACCCACAACCGTTGGCCTGCGTCTGGTGACAGACGCACACAGGGAGAGTTCATGGCCACGATCAGTGTGGGCGCTGGCAACATCATGCGGCCGTATCGGAATGTGCGGATGGAGCACTTTCCGGAGGACGCGGGCCAGACGTTTCTCGTCGGCGACATCGTCGTGTTCAGCGCGACGTCGGGCAAGGAAAACAAAATCAAGCTCTCGGGCGCGGATCCCACGGCCAGTGTCGTCGGCGTCGCGGCGGAAGCCGCCTCCGGCGTCGAAGGCACGATGATCGGCGTCTGGGTCGCCAACAACGACGGCGAGTTCCTCGCCAACGTGCAGGACACCGGCACGCTCGCCGCCACGAACGTGGGCAGCGGCTTCGGCGTCGTGCGAGATGCAACCAATCTCATCTGGCGCGTCGACCTCTCGGAAACCTCCGCGAAGGTCGTCGACATTGTGAAACTGATTGATGCCGTCGGGGACGTCAACGGGCTCGTCGTCTGCAAATTCCGCAGCGCGATCCGTCTGCCGTTCACGGCGTAAAGGAGTCCTGCGATGGCTGCGCCACAAGTTCGCGGGACGTTCCCGCAGCTCTACGACAACGTTGAAAAAGACTTCAAGGCGATTCTTCGGGACACCCTCAAGGAACTCCCGGCGATCTCCCGGAAGCTCTTCAACGAAGAGAAATCCGACAAGAAATTCGAGCGGCGGAACACCATCACGCCGTTCGGCGACGTCCCGGAGAAGCCCGAGGGCGACGTCTACGCGATGGATCTGATCCGGCCGGGCTACCAGACCGATTTCACGCACATCGAATTCGGCATGGGGTTCGAGCACACGCAGACCGCGAAGGAAGACGATCAGTACGACATCCTCGCGAAAGCGACGGAGTGGCTGGCGTTCTCCGCGCGCTACGTGCAGGAGAAGTACGCGGCCCGCGTGTTCAACAACGGGTTCTCGACGCAGCTCGCGCCCGACGCGTTGGCGCTCTTTCACAGCGCGCACATCCTGAAGGGCGGGGGCACCGCGAAGAACACCCTGTCGACCGCGGCGGATCTCTCCCCGACGTCGCTCCAGAACGCGATGGTCGACGTCCAGACCGACACAAAGCTCGAGTCCGGGCAGCTCGTGATGCCGATCACCGAGTGGATCCTGCTCGTGCCGCCGGCGCTCGAAATGCTGGCCGATCGCATCGTCAATTCGTCGGGCCTGGCCGGCACGGCGGAGAACGATCGCAACCCGCTGAAGTATCGGCGGTCGATCGAGATCGTAGTCTGGCCGCTCCTGACGGATACGGACGCCTGGTTCCTGATTCCGGCGAGCAAAAAGATGCACGGCCTGCTGACGTTCAACCGCGTGCCGGTGACGAACGTGCCCTCCGACGTCGATCCCTACTCGGGCAACCAGATCCTCAAGATCCGGTTCCGCCGGAGCTGGGGCGACGAGTTCTGGCAGGGCGTGTACGGCGTGCCGGGCGCGTAAACCTTCGACCCTGGGACTCAGGACGGGGCTGCGCGAACAGGGCGCGTGGTGACGGTCGCACTGGCCCCGTCCGTTTCGACCGAGGAGTGACATGCCGACAAATTTTCCGAATGGGATCGCCAGTTATGGCGTCCCCGTGCTGCCGGGCGACAACCCGATCACGACCGGCAGCGTCTTTTTTGTGTGCAATCGGACGGGCGCGAACGGCAGCGACGGCAACTCCGGCAAAACCCCCAGCGAGCCGTTCGCGACCGTTGATTACGCGATCGGACAGTGCACGCCGAGTGCTGGCGATGTGATCTATGTCCTGCCGGGGCACGCCGAGACCGTGACCGCCACGAGCATTGCGCTGGATGTCGCGGGCGTGCGCATCATCGGCCTCGGGAGCGGCCGGAGCCGGCCGACCTTCACCTACGGCGCCGCGGCGGCCACGATCACCGTCTCCGCGGCCGGGTGTCGCTGGAGCAACTGTCATTTCATCGCCAACTTCTTGAACGTGGCGGCGGCGTTCACGATCGGGGCGGCGAAGGATTTCCAGCTCGATTCGTCCTCGTTCATCGACACCTCCAGCACCCTGAACTTCCTCTCGATTGTCGTGACCGGAGCCACGGCGAATGCCGCCGATGGGCTGAGCGTCATCGGCAACTACGTGCTGGGCCTCGCGGCCACCGACGGCGCGTTCATCTCGATTCTCGGGAACACGGATCGGTTCCTCGCCGCCGACAACTTCGTGGACAAAGCGGCGACCAACGACGCGGGCCATTTCCTGACACAGGCCGCGCTGGTCATGAAAGGGGCTCGGGTCTATCGGAACACGCTGAACGTGGTCGGCTCGACCGGCGCGGCGGTCGGCGTCTTCGCGACGGGGAGCTCGACGACCAACACGGGCGTGTTCGCCTACAACCTGACGACGAGTCTCGATACGACGTCGGCCCTGTTCATCACGGCCGCGCTCAACTACGCCGTCCACGAGAACTACATGTCGGGCGTCGTGGCCGCGTCGGGCACGTTGTTCCCGGCGGCCGACAACCCGGCCTAACGGCCTTGAGGAGCTGATTCCACCATGCCCGTCAATTATCCGAACGGCGTCACGAGTATGGGGATCCCCCTGGTGCCAGGGGTCCCCCTCACGACCGGCAAGTACCTCTTCGTGCTCAGCACGATCGGGTCCGACACCAACAGCGGCCGCGACAAGGATCACCCGCTCGCCACGATTCAGGCCGCGATCAACAAATGCACGGCGAACAAGAACGACGTGATCGTGCTGATGCCGGGGCACGCGGAAACCGTCACCGCCACGAACATCAATCTGAACGTCGCGGGCGTGCAGGTTGTCGGGGTCGGGATCGGCCTCCTGCGGCCGACCTTCACCTACGGCGCGGCCGCGGCGACCATCACTGTGTCCGCCGCCAATTGCTCCTGGAGCAACTGCAACCACATCGCGAACTTTCTGTCGGTGGCGGCCGCGTTCACGATCGGGGCGGCGAAAGATTTCCAGCTCAATGGCTGCGATTTCACGGACACCAGCGCGACGCTCGACTTCCTCAGCGTCGTGGTGACGGGCGCGACGAACAACGCGGCCGACGGCCTCACCGTCACCAACTGCAACTACTGGTCGCTGCCCACGACGGCGAACGCCTTCATCTCGATCCTCGGGAATCTGGATCGGCTCTACGTGGCCGGCAACTACGTCGACAAGCTGGCGACGAACGACGCGGGCCAGTTCATCACCATCGCGGCCCTGGTCATCAAGCGGGCGCAGATCCTGCGCAACTACCTCAACGTGGTGGGGTCGGCCGGCGCGGCGGTCGGCGTGTTCATGACCGGCAGCTCGACGACGAACACCGGCATTCTCGCGCACAACTACTGCGTGAGTCTCGACACGACCGGCGGCCTGCTGTTGACGGCCACGCTCAATCTGGGGCTGTTCAACAACGGCATGTCGGGCGCGATCGCCGCCTCGGCGACGATGCCCTGGCCGGCGGCCGACAGCCCGGCGTAAACCTGAGCGCGGGTGGTCCCGACCGGATCACCCGCGCGTCCGACAGCCGGAGTCCTCATGTTTCTGGCCGACAACATCTTCACGACGGGGCTCGCCAGCGATGGTGGCGGCGAGCACGTCGATCCGAGCAAGAACGACGTGCTCGCGACGACGGGCCCCCTGCACGCGTGCCAAGCCCTCTGTCTCGTCACGATCACGGCGCTCGATCTGGACGCCTCGCGGGCGCTGGTCGAGATTCAGCATCGCGACAGCACGGACGACGAAACCAACCCCGTCGAGAGCGTCGTCGTCGCCTGTCCGGCGGACGACTGCAAGCAGGTCGAAGTGCTCTTCCGGCTCGAGTCGAACGAGAACGTCACCGTCGTGGCGTACGAGGATTGCATCGGGCGAGTGCTGGTCGCGATCAACTGGCAGCAACTCCCGTGACGTTTCTCGAACTCTACGGCGTCAGTCTGGATCGGGAACTGGGCTCCTCGAGCACGGTCCTGTTCACGACCCTCCGCCGGAAGGCGGCGATCAACGAGGCCCAGCGCGCGTTCAACCGCCTCACCGAATGTTTCACGCGGGAAGCCTCGATCGCGCTCTCCAATGCGGTGGGGGAATACGACCTCGAGGCGGCGATCACCGCGGTGGATTACCTCTGGCTCGCCAAGCAAGGCGTCGAAGTCAAGAAGATCGACGCGAGCGCGAACGTGACGTACTTCGCCGGGGATGATCTGCTGCGGACGACGATCCAGCGGTTGAACCGGGAAGAGCCGGGCTGGCGGACGGCGAGCGCGGGGAATCCCAGCGCGCACTACCTGCGGGAAGACGGCGGCCTAGTCTATCTCGGCCTCTACCCGGCGCCCGCGGTCGGCGCCGGCGAGACGTGGACCGGGATCGTGCCCTACGTCGCGCAGCCGGCCGACATGACGGCGGATGCCGACATCCCCTTCACGGCGAGCAGCAACGCCAAGCGATCGCTCGAGCCGTTTCATTACGCGCTCGCGCACTACGCCGCGGGCCAGCTCGAGCTGCTCCGGAAGAACACCGACGGACGCGCGGAGCAAATGCAACTCTTCGGCGGGTACGTGGCCGACTACCTCGGGAAGCAACGGCCGCATGGCCCGCAACACGTCACGTTCGCGCGGGACTACTCCGGCGGCCGCGGCACGCGCAGTCAACGCAACGATCCGAGGCGCTATCCATGAAGGCTGAATTTCGCTGTGGACATGTCGGGATCGTGCCGGAGCTGAAGGCTGACGAGCAGCCGATCTGCTTGCAGTGCGGCACGGTCGGCGTCGCGCGGTCCTTTGCGCCGCCGCCGCGGTTTCGCGGGACGGCGATGGGCCCGCACGTCGATCCGTGCGATTTGCCCGCGATCACGGTGAGCCTGGCGCAGACCGATCTGCCGGAGACGCCTGATGATCAACGACAACACTAATTTCGGCGTCTCGTTCGTGCCGGGCAGCGGGGAACCGTCCCAGCGTGGTGGCGGATCGGGGATCGAGCCGGTGCAGAAAGCGATCCAGCTGCTCTCGTTCCGCATGCCGTCGTTTCGCGGGCAGCGCACGCCGGTCGGCGATCCGTCGCTCCTGAAAGGCTCCGCGGCGGCGTCGACGCCGCGGGCGGATGTGCATTCGGCCGTGCTGGCCTCGGTGCTCAAGACGTTGCTCGGGGGCGGGCAGATGGGCGGCAACCCTTCAGCGGCGTCCGCGTTGACGCCGCCGCCGCCGGATGTCGCGCTGTCGGGCGGGTCGCCGTTCGCCGCGGCGGGCCGCGATCCGGGAGTGTCGACGCCGACCGCGCCGCTGACGCCGAGGTTTCAGTTCAGCCAGGGCGCGCCGGAGTCCGACATGCGGCCCCACGAGTTGCCGAGTCCGATCGATCCGGGCGGCCGCGCAAACGAGATGCCGCAGCCGATCGACACCGGCGGCCGCGCGCACGAGATCCCGCTGCCGCCGGCGCCGGGCGGCTCGTTCGGCGACGACATGCGCGCGCACGAGATCCCCGCGAAAGCGAGTCTGCCGACCGTGGCGCCGCCGGATCAGCGCGGGCTGATCGACGAAGCCACGCGCCGCGTGGGCGCCGCGTCCGACTGGAACAGCTTCAAAGGGAGCAGCGACCCGCTCGTCCAACAGTTCATCAACGCCTTCGGGCTCAACGCCGACTGGAACGCCCTGCGAGGAGGGCGGTAACGATGGCCGTCCGCGCGGCCCGCGCGACGGTCGCGCCGGTCTATCAACGGCTGGCGGTGGACGATCTGTCCGGCGGCCTCGATCTCCGGCATTCGCCGACGCTCGTCCCGTCGAATCGATCCCGCGTGCTGCGCAACTGGAGCCTCCAGGAGCAAGGCGCGCTCGTCGTCTTTCCCGGCTGGCTCAGCTTCTCGACTACGAGTCTCGGCGGCCTGCGGCCGCAAGGCGCCCAGCGCATCTACCTCTCGGGCCTGACCTGCACGCTGGCCGCGTATAACGGCAGCGTCTACAAGCCGGATGACGCCGGCGTCTGGGGCGCCGCGGTCCTGGCCGGCCGCAGCTCGACGAACGAGATCTACTTCCCGTTCGATCGGGATTTCGTCGCCGTGTTCGACGGGACGAACATCCCGAAGAAAACGATCGACGGCACGACGTGGTACCAGCTGGGGATCGATGCGCCTGGCGCGGCGCCGACCTTGGCCGCCGTTGCGGGCGGATCGCTGACGAACGGCAGCACGTACGAAATCAGCTACAGCTACAAACGGGCGGCGTCGCCCGTCCACGAAGGCAACGAAAGCGCGGTCGCGACGCAGGCCGCGGCCGGCGCGAACCTGACGGTGCGCTGCACGCTGCCCCGGTCGACGGATCCGCAAGTCGACACGATTGTCGTCTACGCGCGCGATGTCACGGCCGGGGAATCGGTGCGACGGCGCACGGGCACCGTCGCGAATCCGGGCGCCGGCAGCGCCACGTACGACATCACGACGAAGAACTGGACCGCGGCCGACGTGCCCGAAGCGCCAACCGATCACACGGTGCCGACGGCGCTGGTGCACGGGCTCGTCTGGAAAAATCGCTGGTGGGCGAAGGATCCGACGGTCGGGAACCGCCTCCGGTTCACGCAGATTTTTGAACCGCAGTCGTGGCCGACGACCTTCTACATCGATATTCCCTTTGAGCGCGGGGACTCGATCGCGGCGCTCGTCGCCCAGGGCGACACGCTCGTCGTCTGGGGCCAGACGAAGCCCTATCTGGTGATCGGGCAAACGTCGCTGGACTTCGAAGTGCGACCGTCGTTGGGCGCGCAGGCGGGGGCGGTGGGCCCGCGCGCGGTGGACATCCTCGAAACGGGAATCGTGCATGCCTCCGCCGACGGGGCGTACCTGTTCGACGGCGCGACGGATCGGTTGTTGACGGATGACGTCGACGTCGCCTGGCGCGATCTCATCGGGGCGAGTGCCGTGGCCGACCTGCAGAAAATCGCGGTCTGTTATCACGGGCTCTACAAGGAAGTGCGGATCGCCTTGCCGCGCACGTATCCCTTCAGCGAGCCGGGCGAATTGATCCTCGATCTGCATCGCACGCGCACCGACAACGTCGCCTGGTTCATGACGAATCGGCCCGTGGGCGGGTATCTCCACTGGAACGGCAACGAAACGACGACGGGCAACCGCGGGCGGCTGTTCTCGTGGGGCCTGACGGTCGGGAAGCTCTACGAAGAGCGCGTGGGGACGACGGCCGACGGCGGCGACCTGGTCTGTGACTACGCCGGGCCGGCGCTCTCCTCGGGGCTGCACGCGGCGCGGTTCATCGATCTCAAAGGCGAGTACCAACCGGCGGCCGGGTCCTTCGTCGTCGAGCCGTACGTCGATGGCGTCTCGCAGGGCCAGATCGCGATCGACATCTCCGGCGGGCTGTCCCAGTACGCCGTGGCGCAGTACGGCTCGTCGCTCTATGCCGGCGCGGGCCGGAAACCGTTCACGACCGATCTGCCGTTGGAGGCCGAGGGGTACACGGTCTGGCTCGTCGCGACCTACACCGGGAAGTCGACGTTCCGCTGGTATTCGTACGCGTTCGGGATGGTGCCGGAAGCGGAGGCGCGCGGACTGTGATGATGACAAAGCGAATCTCGTGGCCAACGGTGCTCGTGACGCTCGCCGCAGTGTGGCTCGTGACGCATGCGCCCTCGTGGGAGACGGTCGTCCGCGCGACGGCCTCGTTCCCCACGGCGGTCAAGAGCTTCACGACGAAGAACGCGTCGGACACGATCCAGGCCTCGCACATGAACGATGTGCAGGACGAGATCGCCGCGATCGAATCGGACCTGTTCAACGGGATGTCGCGCGTCCGGTTGGGGAGTTCGACGGTGACGCTCGTGTCGGATGCGTTTACGGCGACGAAGAGTCTACATGCGGTCGATACCGAAGCGGCGGCGGCGTCCGATGACCTCTCGACGATTTCCGCGGGATCCGGCGTGGCCGCAGGGCATCTGCTGACGCTCTACGCGGCGAACGCGGCGCGCGTCGTGACGGTGAAAGACAGCGTGGGCAACATCACGTTGGCTGGCTCGGACTACGCGATGAACAGCGCAAAGAAGTCGATCCTGCTCCGCTACGACGGGACGAACTGGGTGGAAGTGGCGCGGGCGCAAGCCTCGCCACGCGATTCCAACCTGCTCTTTGTCGATGCGACGTACGACATTGGGGCGAGCGGCGCGACGCGGCCGAGGGATGTGTACCTCTCGCGCAATCTCGTGATCGGCGGGACGACGACGCACACGGGAAACCTCGTCAGCGATTTGCTGTTTACTGATGCCACCTATGACATTGGCAAATCTGGGGCAACTCGGCCCCGCGATCTGTTCACGTCGCGAGATGTCACCGTTGGGCGGACGCTCACCGTCACGGGCGGGCAGGATAAGACGCATGCCCTCACGGGCCTTATCCAATTAAACGGGTCATCGGCCGCCGCGGCGCAGGGGCTAACCATCGACACGACGAGCATGGCGAACGCATCCAATGCGATCTTCGTGAACATGCCCTCAGGATTCACCGGGAACATCATCAGCGCCAACTTGAACGGAGCGCAGAAATTCTTTGTCACGCAGGTGGGGGACACGACGATCAACTCTACGACTGCCGCCCCTCTCACTATTACGAGCAATGCTGCTTCTGGTGTCGTGCAGCTTAGTGGGGCGAGCATTGCGACGTTCCAACTGGCATCCGACAGTTCTACGCAGGTCACTCTGAAGAACGTCAGCAACGGCCCGATGTTGTTTGGGACGAACAACGCGACGCGCATGACGCTCGGTGCTTCTGGCGGCTTGGTCATCGGGGCGCCCACGGGCGGCAATAAGGGCGACGGCACCTTGAACGCGACGGCCGTCTACGACGACAACGTCCTGCTGACGGATTGGGTGTTCGATCTGCTCCATGACGGTCGAACGGATCATCCGATGCCGGCCGGGGGCCGCCTCTATACCCTCGACGAGACGCGCCGCTCCACAGAGGCGGACCGCCGGTTGCCGTGGATGCCGACGCGCGCGGCCTTTGAGCAGGACCGCCATCTCGGCGGCATGATCTCGCGGCTCTGGTTCGGGCAGGAACAGCAGCAAATTTACATTCAGGAGCTGCACGCCACGATCGCGGCCTTAGAAGCGCGGCTTGCAGCGCTGGAACGCCGGACACGCTGACATGGCCACTGCCTCGTACGTCGCGTCGCTCTTGGGCGGGATCGATCAGAGCGTGCGTCGCGTGATGACCGGCGTCTTTGACTATGTGCTGGGGAATCTCCGGTTCGGGTCCGCGGATCACCAAACCCGGGCCGAGAATTTCCAGATGTACGCCTTCGCGGCGACGACGCCGGCGGTGGCCGATACGGAATTCTCGATCGTGCACGGACTCCGCGTGGTCCCGAAGACGGTCATGCCGGTGATGCAGCTGAGTGCGGTCGGCGAGCGCATGGTGCGCTTGAAGGTGACGCGGGTGGCGGATACGCAGCGCGTCTACTTGTCGAGTCCGGACACCGACGCGCCGATTCGCGTCTGGATCGAGGTGTAACTCATGTACGGCGCAGAGATTTGGGGACCGATTCTCGCCGCGTGGATTGGCGGGCAGTTCGGCGGGGGTGGTGGGGACGAGCGTCACCTGCCGACCGCCGACGAGGCCGAAATGCAAAGCCTGATCACGAACATGCTGAAAACGCAGTTCGAAGAATACAACCAGGGCTATCCGCTGCGGTCGCGGATCACCGACACGGCGCAGGCGTTGATGCCGAAGCTCGACATCCTCGGCGGGAACGGGATCGGCGGGGTCGACCCGGATCCGAATCACGGCGGCGTGATCGGTCGACGCATACCCGGTCAACCGCCGGGCCCGAACACGCCGATTCCTGAGCCTGGACCACGGACGCCGCCGGAAATCATCATCCCGTCCACGCCGAAGACGCCGCGCATGAACGACATGGCCTCCTCGGCGTCGATGTCGTCGCCGTCGTCCGCCGCGGCCGACCCGCAGCTCTGGCAGCACCTGTCGCAGTACCTGACGCGGTACGGGGGGCGCGCCTAACGTGGCCTGGACGAGCGAGAGCCTGCTCGGCGAGCTGACGAAGCGGAAGAAGTCTGCCCTGACGGGCGGCGAGCAGCAGGAGGCGATCGACTTCCTGAAGCGCCAAGGCTGGTCCGGCGGGGACATCTCCGATCAGCAAGCGAACGACATCCTGTACACGGCGGATCAGCGCTGGCCGAAGATGGCGGATCCGGATCCGGTGCCGACCGTCCCGAAGCCGCCGGCGGTTCCCACGCCCACGCCTCCCGCCGCGCCGCCGCGCCAGGAGCCGGTGTATCCGGTGTATCAGCCGCCGGCGAATCCGACGGCGCCCAAGGTGGGCCCGTACGGCGACGACGGCCGCGCGCACAGCATTGACGATGGCCACGCCATCCCGGTGCCGCCGGCGATGGCGACGCCGATCGATCCGCTGTATGGCGGGACGCCCGCGCCGCCGTTGCAACGCGCCGCGTTGCCGATGGCGGGCTGGTGGGGCGCGGATGATGCCGCGCTCGATCGCTGGATCGATCAGCACTACCTGAACAAAGCCACGCTGAACGATCAGACGCGCGGGTATTGGCGTGACCGCATTAAAGAGAAGCCGGGTGATGCGGGCTACTGGGCGGGGCGGATGGCGGACGGCGGCAGTCCGTCGCCCACCGCCTCGCCGGTGCCCACGCCGCCCGCGCCGCCGGCGGCGCCCGTGCGTCGACCGTCGTCGCGCGTCGCCACGAATTGGACCGGATCGGAAGACGCGGCCGTCGCCTACGTCGACAACGAAGCGCGGAAGATGATCGGCCGTCCGCTCTCGGCCGACGAATGGCAACTGGCGATTCCCATCGCGCAACAGGCCGGCTACCAGAAAGGCCAGCCGATCGGCGCGTCGATCGTCAACGCCATTCTCGGCGCGATGGATCAGTACTTCGGCGCGTCCGGCACGCCGTCCGGGCCGCCGGGCCCGACGGGACCCACGCCGACGCCGGGCCCGACGGCCACGCCGACGCCGCCGGCGTTGCCGCCGCCGACGATTCCCGGCGTCCCGGTGACGCCGTACTCGCCGAACATCTTTACGGATCCGGCGGCGCAGCTCCTGGAAGATCTCTCGCGGGCGCGGCTCAATGAACTCTTCGCGCCGGTCGAGGATCCGTACCTCGGTCGGTTGACGGACGCCATTCAGCGGCGCATCGCCGAGAAGAACACGCCGATCAAAAACGCGGCGCTCGACGATCTCGATCGGCTCCTCCAAGAGCGGATCACCAGCCTGCAGGGCGCGCCGTTCACCGATCAGCAGGAACAGGCCATCCGGGCGAAGCTCTTCGATCAGCTCGAGCAGAACCGGCAATCCGAGATCAAGTCGGCCGTGGAGCGACTCGCGGCCCTTGGGCATGGCTCGACCTCGGGCACGATTCAGGAAGCCATCAACCAGGTCAACAAGCGCTACGACCAGTTGCGGGCGCAGGCGGAAAACAACTTCGCCACGATGGCGATCGACCGCGCGCGCGAGAACGCGAACCAGGTCCTCGATCTGGGCGGGCAGCGCGCGAGTCTGGTCCAGGGGCTCTACGACACGCAGGAAGGGCGCCTCGATGAAGGCATCAACCTGCAATCGACGTTGGCGGAGCTGGCCGCGCAGACCCGCGCCGAAGAACAGGCCCGGCGCCGGGAAGCGATGACGACGACGGGCATGCTCGCGGAGCTGCCGGTGCACCGGCTGCAAATCGCGGAGCAGGCGGCCGGCATGGGCGTGACGCCCGATAACGGCCTGATGAATTCCCTCGTCAGCCTGCTCGATCTGAACAACCGCCAAACGGAGAGCGCGGCGAATCGGCGCACGAACCTCGTGGGGGGGCTCGGCTCGATCATCGGCGCGATTCTCGCCGGCCAGGGCGGACGCGCGACGGCCGCGGCGCCGCCCGCCGCGAGTCCTGGGCCGTGGGCCGGCGGCTACGCCGGGTTGCTCTAATGGATCCGTTTGACACTGTTTTCACGCCGCCGAGTCTTGCCGCGAATCCGGACCCGAAGCCGGGCGGCCACGGGTTCGACTGGAAGCAGGTCATTGACCTGATCGTGCCGTCGCTCCTGGGCGCGGTCGCGATGCACGGCTCGGGCCCGTACGGCAAAGGCCAGGACGTCGGCGACTTCGCGACGGCGTTGATGCACGGGTATCAAACGTCGAAAGCCTCACAGCAGCAAACCCAACTCGCCGGGCGGAAGCAGAGCCTGGACGAATTCCGCACGCTGGCCGACGTCGACGATCGCCGCGCGCAGAACCGGCAGCGCCACGACGAGCTCGCGTCGACGTTCCTCCTGAACGCCACGAAGGACGCCGATCAATTCAAAGACGATCCGGTGGCGTGGGCCTCGTATTCGAAGATGGTCGATGCCGTCGGCGCGAAGGTCTTCGGGTTCGACGCCGGCACGATCTCGAAGCAGCTCGTGTTTCCGGACAAGACGCGCGGCGCACGGTTGCAGAAAGAAGCCGCGGCGCGGATCGCGGAGCTCTCGAAACTCTACGGCGACAAGTTCTGGGAACCCGAAGTCCAGGGCGCCACGCTGACGTTCGACGGCCGCCCGATGAAGGTCGCCGATCTCGTGGCGACGTCGGAGCTGCAGTTGACGGCGCCGAAGGGCGACGCGGTGACGCCGGAGGCCTCGGGCCAGACGACGGATCGGCAAGCGCTCCGCGCCTATGCCCGGACGCTGGGCGTCTCCGTCAACGATCTGACGACGGACCAAATCCGGACGGCGCGCGAAGAAGCGGGGCTGATCCAGCCGAAGACGCCGAAGTCGCTCCAGAAGTCGAGCGTCCTGCTCGACGGCAAGGCGGCGGAAGTGCTCATCGATCCGACGCCGGGTGAAGGGACCAAAGTCTTCACGCTGCAAGGGAAGCCCATCGAGAACGCGGATACGCGCGTGAAGCCGAAGCCTGATGCCTCGTCGCTGAATCGCGGCGCGAACGGCTTAGCCCCGGGGCAGGAATTCACCATCTCCGAAAAGCTGGCGAAGGCGTGGACCGAATCGACGAAGGCCACGAAGGAAATGACGCGCCAGTTCGGACTGATGCAGACCGGCCTGAAACGGTTCCGGGCGGGCGACAAGAACGGCGGCTCGCAGGCCGTGCTCGTCACGTTCCAGAAGATTCTCGATCCGACGTCCGTGGTCCGCGAATCCGAATACGCGCGCACGGCGACCGGCCAATCGGTCCTGAACCGGATCGAAGGCTACACGGAGAAGCTGACGAGCGGCGGCGCCGGCATGACCGATCGCGAAATGGCGGCGATGGTCGAGACCGCCAAGCAATTCCTGGACGACATGCGCGGCTACAGCGCGGGTCAGCGGAAGCGCATTCAGGCGCAGGTCAACAAGTACGGCCTCGATCCGGCGACGGTGTTCGATGACGTGGCGACGGGCGAACCCAGTGCGGTCCCGCCGCCGCCGGCGGCGGCGCCGGCCGGCAAACGCTTCCAGATCATCAGCGTGAAGTGATGCCGCAGGAATACACAGTCAAGGATGCGCGGACGGGCAAGACGATCACGTTCCAGTGGACCGGCGATCAGCCGCCCACGGACGCGGATTTCGAGGAGGTCTTTGCCGCCGCGCGATCGAGCGCACCGTCAGGCTCCGCGTTGAGCCGCTTCACCGAAGGCGCGGCCAGCAACCTCAATCCGATCGCGGCGATGGAATTTCTCGGCAACGTCGCCAAGGGGCTCCTGCCGACGTCGGGCGGCGCGGAGGCGCGATCCGCGGTCGGGCGCGCCGTCGTGGATCCGGCCGTCGCGCAACTCGACCAGGTGGCGTCCGCTTACCGCGAAGGCCGACCGCTCGCCGCGCTGGGACATGCGGCGGGCGCGGTGCCGATTGTGGGCCCGTCCGTCGCGCAGATCGTCGAGCAGGTGCAGCGCGGGGACGTGGCCGGCGGCGCCGGCGCGTTGACGGGCCTGCTGGCGCCGTTCGTCGCGCCGCCGTTGCTGAAGGGTGGCGTCAAAGGCCTGGCGGCGGTCGCGCCTCAGACGGCCGGGAAGCTGGCGTCCACGCTCGACGCCTCAGCGGCCGAACGACTGGCCGACGTGATGAGCCCGAAGGTGGGGCGCAACAAAGTGCGGTACGGGAACCGGGCGGTGGAGATCGCGCCCGCGCTGGCGCGTGAACCGGGTCTCGACGCGTTCTCCCGCGAAGGGCTGCACGCCGGCGTCGCCGACAAGTTGGCCGAGGCGCGCGCGGCGCTCGATGACGCGGCCGATCACCGCCTCGTCTCGCAGCAGGTCAAGACCGGGCCACTCGTCGGCGCGATTCAGCAGCTGATCGACCGACTCACGGCGCAGCCGGTCGAAGGCAGTCACGCGCTGCCGGCGGTGACCGGCCCCGCCGTCCGCGTGACGCCGACCGATCAGATGCGGCTGTACGCGCTGCGCTGGATCAAAGACGACATGGAGGCGTTGCCGTACGTCTCGCGCACGTGGAGCGAAGCCCCACGGAAGTCTGGGAACGCGGCCGGCGGGGACATGAACATCGCGGCAGGCGCAGCGGGCGCTCCGATCTATCGCGCCATCGTGGGCGCGGAAGGCCACGAAGTCATCAAAGCCTCGCGGGCTCAGGTGATCAAGGCCATCAACGACTTGATCGAGGGCAAGGAATCCTCCAGCAAACTGCACGGGCTCGTCAGTGACGTGGCGGCGCAACTCGCGCAAGGGAATCCACGGCTCCAGCGACTCATGGCCACGGGTGGACCGTCGGCGGAACAGCCGGCCGCCTACGTGCGCGAGGTGACATCCGGGAAGCCGGCAGACATGCCAGCCGTGTCAGCCGTGTCGCTCGGGTCATCCGTTGAACCAGGTCCGAACGCTGCACAGATCGCCACGCTGCGGAAGATTCAGAACGAGATCCGATCGCTCGGGCCCGTCGCCTCCTACGAAAGCATTCGCCGGATTCGGGCCGCGTGGGATCAGGTCGCCGAGATCAAGTACCTGCCGTCGACGACGCAGGACGCGTTGACGTCGCGCGGCGAAGCGACGGCCGCGGAGCGCGCGACCGCGGCCATGCGCGACGCGCTGGCGTCGGCCGACGAAGGGACCGCCGCGGCGAACGCCCGGTTTCATCTATTCAAGAGCGCCAACGATGTGTTGGACGCGACGAAGGAAACCGAACGCGTGCGGCCGAAAGTGGGCCGTGGCCTGGTGGCGCGCGCGACGGGCGCGATGATCGGCGCGAAAGAAGGCGGGATTGCCGGCGCCGGCCTCGGGGCCGTCGTCGGCGAGCTCGCCAACCGGGCCGCGGAAGCCGCGCCGACCTTTCAGATCATGATCGCGCGCCGCTTGGCGGCCGTCGCGGATGCGCTGCGCCGTGGGGACACGGCGGCGGCGGATCAGATCGTGACGGGAACGGTCCGTCGGTTCCCGGCGGTGAAGACCGGACTGCGCGTGACGGGGAAGCTCGCGGCGCCGGCCGGCCGACTCAGTGAGGCCGTGCCGCTCGCTGCACAGGACGAGACGAACTAGGCGGCGGCGGGTCGAGGAGCAAGGCGAGCGTGAAGAAGCCGAGGACGAGCAGCACCACGACGAAGGCCATCAGGAAGATACGGCGCACCGCCGACAGGGTAGCACAGGGATAGGGATCATGGGACCGGAACGACGCAGCGGGGATGAACGACGACTGGAGGCGGATGGACAACTGCGGATTGCCTGGCCCGTGGTCGTGCAGGTCGTCGCGTGGGTGATCGCCGGCATGGTGACGTATGCCGCGATGAGTGCGCGCGTCGCCGTCGTGGAATCGAAGCAACTGGATCTGTCCGATCGCCTGAATCGCATCGAAAGCAAGATCGACCGCGTGTGGGATCGCGTCAAATGATCGCGCAGGCCGACATCGTCCGCGTCGCCCGGGCGTACGGGCTCGATCCCGAGCTGCTGACCGCGCAGATCCTCGTCGAATCGTCCGGGGACGCGACGGCGTTTCGCTACGAGCCGGCGTTCTTTCGTCGGTACGTGCACGGGAATCCCGACGCGAAGGCGGCGAAGTTCGGCCCGCTGGCGGCCTGCTCCTTCGGACTGCTGCAGATCCTGCTCGAGACCGCCTGCGAGATCGGCTTCGTCGGGCAACCGTGGGATCTGTTCACGCCGGCGATCGGGCTCGAGTGGGGCGCGAAGTACTTCGCCGCGCTGCTGGCCTGGGCGGGCGGCGATGTGACGCGCGCGCTGGCGGCCTACAACGGCGGGAAGCAGGGGAACGTCCGGCCGCCCTTCCGTAATCAGGCGTACGCCGACAAGGTGCTCGCGCAGTGGGAGGCGCGGAGACCGATGTAAACGCTCGACCGAGGCAGCTAGGGGGCACCCGCAACGGTCCTGCTCGGGCCGCGCTGCATCGTTCAGAGAGCCGCCGGGAAGAGAGCACCCGCTGATCGCGCGCCATGCGCGGCAGTGCGGTGCTCTTTTCTTGTGCGGCCACGGAGTCCAGGAGACCCATGAAGGTCGCATTTCGCCGGAACGGCAAATTCCTCTCCATCCCGGACGCGTTGTTGACGGCCGACGTCGCCGGACCGTCGGAAACCTTAGACGTCGTGCTGATGGACGGCGCGGCGCCGACGCCGTCACCCGCCGTCCCGCCCGTCGTCGCGCCGCCGCCGAGCGGTACCGATGCGATCGATCTGGCGCAGGCCGTGGTGGCATCGGTCGATTGTCCCGACGTGCGTGGCTGGCCCATCGTGACGCCGCTCCGCCGTCTGTCGTTGAGCGAGGTCGTGAATGAGCAACTCGCGATCGACTTCGACGGCAAAGCCAGCTGGCCCGCCGTGACGCCGTCGGGCTGGACAGGCGGCATCAACTACACGGTGTGGATGGGCTGTTTCATCAACGGCGCGTGGTACGTCGTGCCGATCAAGGAAGCGCTGAACACCTACCTGACCGTCGGGCCGATCCTCACCCGCGGGCAGATTCCGGACAACCTGACGTACTTCGCGCCGCCGCCGCTCGAGGACTATCAGCCGGTCGCCGGCGAGACCCTGGTGTTCTTCGTGACGACGGGCGACACACGACGGATGAACCTGCAGCCCGCCGGCGGACCAGGCCGGTCGAACGTCGTGGCGGTGCCGTTTCAGGCGGGGACATGGACATGGTGACGCTCCTCCTCGCGCTGCAGCTGTCGCTGCCGAATCGCGACGCCACGCCGGCGATGGTCCGGCCGCTGCCGATCGCCGCGATCTGCACCACGAAGTGGGGCCTCGACAAACGGCACGTGACGCTCGCGATGAAACGCGCGGTCGCGCGTCGCGCCGGCATTCCCGAATCCGACTGGTCCCGGTACGTGTTCGATCACATCGTGCCGCGGCAGCTCGCCGGCGCCGACGATGTCGCCAACCTGCAGCTGCAGCTCAAGGCCGTCGCGAAACGCAAAGACGTCGACGAGACGCGCCTGCACCGCGCCGTGTGTGCGGGCCAGGTGTCACTCGGCGCCGCGCAGCGC